ATCCGGGCTCATATGATTACCCCAGTCACAGGACTGGCCATAGGCATTTAGTGTTGCCTAACACTTATATATATATATATATAGGTTTTTATAATAATTTATTTAATAATAGTAGTTTTTATTTTGAGAGATGAATAGGTCAATACGCCGTCAGGCTGTATAGCAATTTTATGTTCTTCTTCAGTTTAAAATCATTTAGTTATTTATTACATCTATTATTGTTTGTTCATTGTATCCATATTTTTCAAATAACATATAATAGTAAGTATTTTCAAATTGGTGGTCATATTAAGCATCTATCATAGAATATTAAATAATCTTCTAATATAGTTTGTATTCTTATTTAGTTATAGGTTTAGTTGCTTTATGTCGTCTTCTATTCACAAGAGATTCGAATATCGATATTCCCTTACTCCATTGAGACAACTAAGATACAAACCCATAATTCAATACTCCTTTAAACCTATTAATTTACTTCTTTTGTCTAGCACTAGATTATTATCTTAATAATTAATTTGCCTAAGTAGTTAACTTCGAGTGTAATATCACTCGATCCACTTTCCTAGTCATTCTAATTACATCAGACATGTATCCATCTCTACTTAAGAAGTCAATGTAATCCCATTCTTTTATCTAAGGGTCTTTTACCACTTGGCCTAAACCAAATATTCCTTATTCATTATCTTTAGCATACAAAAGTAATAATTATTTATGCATATCTAGTATGACTTGAGATTCTCCATTAATCATCACGTCATCACCTGCTACATTTATAACTATATCTTTATGGATGCCTTTAAATATATTCATCAAATCAATTTGTGTTGCCTGAGGTCTAGCTTTATAATATAAGAACAAACAATAACTCAATGTCCTCAACGAATTACCTAAAGTAGTTCTTGTAGGATGTCCTGAGAATGTTGTTCCTTTAATTTTAAAAGAATAAATTCGATATTTATCACCTTACCATGTAACGCTGGATTCTGCCTTGAACCATTAATTATGTAAAGCTATCTTTACAATATCTTAAATGTTCTCGGATAATCCATAATCATGAACTATAGTTGTAGAAAATTTTAAAACATTGTTATCAACAATATCTATAAATTCTTACCACTAATGTGCATCATGACTACTACCGTCAAAAACTAAGGTTTTAACATTTCCTTTATGTCTAATAAACATATCATAACGCTATTCAGTTAGATATTCGCCTAATGCGTTCTATCCAAAACCACAAATGAATGATTTACTATATTATTTTAATGAACTCAGATATATTTTATTTATCCAACCAGGATAAGCCTTTAAGATAGGAGTAGGACTCCATATTTATCTAGGTCTTGCTGAGTAAGAATACTCTTCTTTAGCTTAATGTTACCATTCTCCAACTTTGGTAAAACATACTAATGTAGTCCATTTGGCTTTATGTATAACTTTTGAACTCATCTCATGAGACATAATTTAACCTAAAATGATCTATTTCTTCTTAGAAGGAACCAATTGCTATATATGATCTGTCATATCATAATAATTTTACCTAGAGATTTCATATAAATCCTTACCAACCACCTACATTAGTGGTTATATGACTTCTTTATACTCTTCTAAAACCTTTGGATCAGGCCTTACAGAAGTACCCAAATGACGAGCTAATAAAGACGATATATTGTTTATAGCACAAATGCCAAAACAATACATTTTATCTTGTTACTGATCTATTGGGTCATGTACAAAATCATCATATTATAAGAATTTCATGTTATCACAGGTACAAAATTAAGTATAATAATCATACATTTCTGCAGCTTGACACTCTAACTAAGTTTAAGATTTGTCTTCAAATGACCATGACATCTTCTTATTACAGTCGATACCTAGGCCATAGAATTCTAAATCTTTAACATAACTAGAATTATTCCTTAAGACTAACTTTTTATAAGATTCTTTAGATATATGCACGGGGTGATCTCCTCCAGCCCACCATTCAATGATAGAACTTCTTACCTAACTTGTTGTTGATATTGCGTTTATAGTACACAAGAAAATCTAAACATATGAAAAATACATTTTATACGCCGGTACCACAATCTGTTATACTAATACTAATCCAATAGTAAATAATATAACAATTATATTGAGTAAGACGACAGCATCTAACATAAAGTTTGATTCATATAAGGAGTATCCTATACATGCTACATATAACATAATGCTCACTATATATCCATAATTTGTAATTGATAAACTTGACTCTAAGCTTGATGTTTACTTATCTACGAAAGGTTCTAGCTTAACATTAAGTCGTTATAAATCAGATTCATAATATTTAATAGTATCAATTATAAGTTAATGAGATTGATCTTTTAAATTTATATTCAATCCTAATAACCTCTTCTTTATACCAATATATAATCTGTTTAACATACTATCATTAAGTCTCGTACCACTAGCGATATGTAAAATCTACTCATATATGTCCCAATTTATAATTACTTTTTCGGTAATATTCTGAGCTATATATATTAAATTAGGATGTTTAAAATACTTCCAAAATTCTTTTTCCTATAAATATCTACCTTTAACTTTAACTTTCTTATTATTTTATAGTAATTCAACAGTGTCGGATGTATACGAATAATAGAAACTATATTCGATAACCTTCACTATGACGGTTCCTATAAAGAATAATGATTAAGAGTACGTAGATATATATAACAATAACATCAATATAAAAGTTGTAGGATTAAGAAGATCCTATATTTTGAACGCATCATCTTTTAAAAATCGTTTATATTAAGTTACTTCAACTTACTCACATCCTTTCAATACATCTGATGTGATGCCTCTGACTTCTCTATTAGGTATAGTTGTATTCATTTTTACACAGCTCCATCCACACTATGCACTGGCCGTACCAGTGTTAATATGGAAGTTTTGTATAAATAATACATCTTCTATCTAATGATGTCCCGGCAGAATAGGTTAATCCATCATCGGGTGTTAATAACCACCTATTACATCATTATATCTCGGCTTATTAGTAATATAATACCTTTTATCTTATTTGTATATTTCGAATTCTCCTTCCCCATCATAATAATAGTGTTTACCAATAATCTTAGTATATGTGCCGTTAGACACTAATACCTTAGCTTATTAATTAAGACTGTACTTGATGAAGTCAAAGACTCCTTCATACCACAAACAATCATTGGCATAAATAACTATTTAAGCTTACTTGTTAATATTTTTAATAGTGTGGTATATCCATTCCGCGTTAGATCTATTCACAGCTTGCTCTATATGTATATGTGGAGCACTCATCTTCTCATGTTTCTAATAGTATGCTATATCGTATCCTAATTCTTTTGGTCTAATAGCTACCAATATGAAATTTAATCCAATAGAAGTTAATATTTTTAGATCTTTATGCCATTTACTGCCTAAAGATACTATTACATATTAAACGTTATCCTTTTTCAAGGATAATAGTTAAGAATAAGAGATAAAGTCAGCGCTAGTTCGCAAACCAGCATGACAATAGTCGTATAACTATTCTATTTTCTCTTATTACTTTCTTCCTGAAGAAACTCCATATTTCCACGAAGATTATAAATGTTAATTGTGTTCAAATTCATTAATAAATTGTTTTCCATAAACATAACTATAATTGAATCTCTTTATACGTGTGTCTTCAAACTACACATATTTATCAGTTTCATATTATTATTGTTTAGGTTATACATTTTCAATTTCTTCGACACCAGCTAATAAATCTATAACTTTCTTGGGTTTTAGTTGCTATTTATTAAAGAACGGCTAGATATATTTACTATAGAAACTCTTCTTCTCCTGTTTGTTTATCACAATTGCAGGTTTAACTATAGATTTTTACATCTACTTAATCGTGGTCATGAGTTCTTCAGCGAATGAGTTTTCTTTTTCAGAAAACATATCATTCAACCATTTCTCATGTTCACAATCTTTAGGTTTAGTAGTGACTACCTCAGCTTAAGTGACCGGCTATATAATAGAAATTTCTTTTTATTATGCAACCACCGTCACTGGTGGTTATACGTGTTATTATTATTAGGTTTGCTAAACAATCATTTATGCTTATATAATAGGTAATAAAACTTAATCTTTCGATTATAGTTATTAAACCTATTATGCAACCATATTTGGTTATGTAACAGTCTCTTAATTCTAACTCTTAACCTCCTGCTTCTAAAAATTAGTCTTATTAATCTTATACTATTTAAAACACTATAATTCGTCTTAAGTTAGAAACTCTTGTAACTTTAATTTTAAAGGTTACTTATTCTGATCTCTAATCTTATTTAAAACCATACGTTCTGCTTCAGTAGATTTATAAAACTTAGCTTTACCCTCAGGTTTTGCTCGATCTTTTTAGATCTTTTTAGTTTTAGGTTTCTGTTAAACCTCTAAATTTGTAGTTTAAACCTATGGTTAACTCTACTATTATTATACATCTTATTTTTACTATTATTGTTTAGGGTTCTTCTGTTCTATTTCATTTATCTTCTATCTAATAGCACAAAACTATTGGTAATGACTTTTAGAAAGTAACTCCACAATAGTTCTTTTATCTGATTTCTCTAGTCCTCGATAAGCATAGTATTTAAAGTTATGTAGCTATTACTTCAATTGTTATAAAGTAAATTCTTATTAAATACCTGTTTTTGTAGCTTTTATTTATTACTACAGCTACATAAATTAGGTATATTAACTTGGATCAAATCTTTATTCAACTGACAATAACTAGTCGCTTTAAATTCCTTACTTATTTAATTCCGATAACTATTTATTTAAATCAGTTAATTTAAGCTATTATTCTTTAGATAATCTAATAGCCCCAGTTTACTTGCTATTATTAGTAGTATTATTAGATGTCTATTACTAAGGTTATACCTATTATAGCTGATTTGATGCAGTCGCTTCTGCAGTCGCTAACGATTTAGCGACACTAGAGGTATTCTTTTATTATTAATTTAAAGTTTACTTCTAGTTCTTTAGCTGTTTGGATGCAGTTTTCTCTACAGTCGCTTTTTAAACCTCTTAAGGTTTAGGAACGACACTAACACTATTCTCTAATGGTTAAGAAATAGTTTAGTTCTATGGTTGTTTTAACGTGGCTTTCTCCACAGTTGCAACTTATTAAGTTGCTATTTGTTATTTTTACGTGGTTGGCTCCACTGATGCCGGTTAAGGTCTTAACTTAACTACATCATCGATAACTGGTTTAACTTCAGGTTATACATTAGGTATTGGTTATGTTTTGATGATTTTATTCAATTTAAGTATTACAAATGGATCATTCACAGACTTTTAATATAGAATAGATAACTATTAAAATATAATAGGTATTTTGGCCTCAAAATACTCTTTTCTAGCAATAAGCTATTCTTACATACTAATCTTTATTTATAAGACTTTATCAACTATAAAATTCGTAGTGTCTGACGGTTCTTTTCTGCCTTAATACCACAATTATCCCTCATAATAAGAGATACCAAAAATAGATTCTGGAATTTCCTTTGAGTATTAGAAATGCAATAGATTGATGATATTGTAACTAATGTGACAATCATCTAATCCTGCTTATTTTCTAAATACTTCATACTCTATAGATATTTATTGAATAAATACAGTAAAGTGATTATTCATTAAACTCATTAAAGCTGTTGGCTGTTAAGCACCCATAGTAATTAAAGAATGTTTATTAATATACATTATTCTTACTTGCGAATTTAACAATTACAACAATTTAGGAAGGAAATGCCAGTTATATTCTGGTTATAGTTATATTATAGGATCAGTAGAATCTCCCCAACATCCAGGAATTAATAATTATATAATCCTAAACATATTAGATGCAAGCTACTTAAGCTATACATAAGATAAATCTAAACTCATTTTAGCTGTGCCTGGTTGTCTTGTAATATCACAAATTGCTGCTCCCATCCATAAACATCTAGTTCCAAAAACTTAAATATCCAAAGCTACTCCTAAGGAAAAGAAACCACATAAACCAGCCCCTGGGGCATTGATATGATGCCATTATTCTAATAATAACCCTTATTTTTCAAAATATTATTAATATTATGAATCTGGTTATTAAAGGAAAAATTTTGGCTCATCAATAACAGAACTATATTAAAAAGTTGAAGGTGGACACAATACTGGTTATTCGATTGCAAACTCACCTCCTACTTTTTATAAAGCCTATTTTAGCTTACGTGCTTCTTTTCTTCGAGCCCAGCGTTTCTAATTTCTTAGTCTTCGCTTCTATTGCTCTTCCGTATATTCCTTAGCAGGTTACAACTCAGTTATCATCTTCTGAACATCTTTATACTCTTATAAAAGTTATGATTATTACTAAGCATAATTTCTATAATAATATAAAGGTTCAAATGAAATGTAATTAATTTAGGCTCCATACGGCGCATAGCCCATGTTATACATCCATTGATGATACTGGTAAACGTATTCCTACTCTGAGTAAAACTCGACTACAATCGAGTTGGCAAATGTCCATTCTGATGCCATAATATTCTCTGGCGATTAGTAATTGACTAACATTTGTTTGATATAGAAAATAAAAATGTTTTATTGTTATATTAG